AATATTACTGAGGCAAGGAAATCAAATATAGAAGGAACTAAAAATATAATTAAACTCTGTAAAAAATATAATGCTTATTTAATTTATGTATCTACTAATGCTGTTTTTGATGGCAACAATGCCCCTTATAGTGAAGAACAAAAAGTATGTCCTATAAATGAATATGGAAAAATCAAAGTTGAATGTGAAAACAATGTAATAGAGAATAGTGTAATAGTTCGGCCTATTTTAATGTATGGTTGGAATAGAACTGAGGTAAGGAAAAATCCTGTAAGCTGGATAGTTGAGGCTTTAAAAGAAGGTAAAAAACTAAAATTAGTAGATGATGTTTTTGAAAATCCAGTTTATAATTTAGAAGTTGGTAAAGTTATTTGGAGGATATTGAAACTTAAACCATCTGGTGTAATTCATATTGCAGGTAAGGATATTATTAATCGCTATGATTTTGGCTTAAAAATTGCGAAAGTATTTAATTTAGATGAAAGCTTAATAGAAAGAGTAGATAGTAGTTCTTTTACTACAATCGCACCTAGACCTAAAGACACATCATTTACCACAAAGCGTATGGAAGCATTAGTACCAGCTTTAGGATTAGAAGAAGGATTAAAGGATATGTTAGCTAAACAAAAATTTAGAACCTGCTCTATGGAGGGTTGTGAAAGAAAACATTTTTCTAAAGGGTATTGTATTAAACATTACACTAGAATGAGAACTGGCTTTCCTATGGACGATAAAATATGTCAGAATGACGGATGCGAAAGAAAGGTATTGGTTAAAGATAGATATATTTGTTCAGTGTGTTATCATAGAGCATTAAGACAAGCTAAAGTTGAAAACCCTAAGTTGTATTTAGATATAGATAGATACGATAGACAATTACTTGAGAAAAGCTATGGCGAGTTTGAGAAAGAGAAGTTTATTGGAAATGGTGGTAAGTGTGAAACTTGTAATGAAAGGGATATTTGTTTAGACTTGAATAAAGAATATAAATGGTGTGTAGAAGCTAAACTAAAGGAGAAAAAATGAAAATAGATATTAAAGACTTAAAAATATGGATATACGAAAATACTCATACAATAGAACATGGTTCAGGCTATCCAAAAATTATACATCAGGGAGATATATTAAAGTATATACAGAAATTAGAAAAGAAAAGAAATGGTGTCTTGACAAGTAGGTTATAATATATTATCATATATAACATGGATTACGCCCCGAATAAAGACGATAAGGATTTAGCTAAACAACAAAAGAGACGAGGTTTCGGCCTCACTTCCAATATACGAAAGATACTAGGCGAGACAGATAAAGATGGTTATACTAATTATGAAACTATTGCTCGTAAGGTAGTTGAGAAGTTAAAAGACGAGAAAATAGCTAATAGGGATTGGTTGACACTTTTGGCCTACACCTCTGATAGAGTGGAAGGGAAGGCAATAGGGATTGATATTGTAGGACACATGAACGCTGATAATCCTCTCATGCAAATAGATACAAATGTTTTACTAAAAAGAGTACACGCTATTGAACATCAGAAAGAAAAGATACAAGCAAAAATCGTTGATGCCGATGAAGGGTAATGGATTTAGATACTGAAAAAAATGCTCTTGAGTGGGAATTAAACCGAAGAAAGAATGATGAGAAGTTAAGAGACTTCGTTCCTAACGGTGCTCAAATCAGATTTATTGAGGCTTTTAAGAAGCCTGGAAAAAAAACAATTATATTCGCTGCTGCAAATGGAATAGGTAAAACCTGTTCTGCTATGGTTATTCTTGCTGCTGTAATATGGCCTGAATTAGCCGAGCATAAAGTATTTAGTGGAATGATGTTTGAACATTGGAATGACGAGTATTTCGGCTCACCTAAATTCCCAAAGAGAATAAGAATTATCTCAACTTCTAAAGAGATTGAGGAGATTGGTTCTGTTCAGGTGGAAATCCGTAAGTGGTTTCCCAAAGGAAGATACTGGGGCGAGAAATCGGGTAAACCTTATGTAAGTAAATACCGAACAGACAATGGTTGGCTTATAGACATAATGAGTTACGATATGGATAAGCAACAGTTTGAAGGTGCTACTCTTGGAATAATTTTATTTAATGAACCACCACCTAAACTAATTTACACAGCTTGTATGTTGAGGATGAGAAAAGGTGGAAAAGTTATACTACCTATGACACCATTGTTTGATGCAGGTTGGATTCAAGACGATATTATAGACGGAGAGCATACCGATAAGTTAGAAGTAATCGAGGCAGGGATAGAAGAAAACTGTATTGAGCATGGTATTAACGGAATTTTAAAACATAAAGATATTGAGCAGATGATTGAAGATTGTGATGAAGACGAAAAAGAGGCCAGAATACATGGCAAATTTATGCACTTAGCAAATCGTATCTTCACAGTGTTTGATAGAAAAATTCATGTAGCTAAAGAAAAAATAGAACCACCTAAAACATTAGAAGTAGAAACATATCAAATCGTAGACCCTGCAGCAGGAAAACCATTTGCTATAATATGGGCGTATACAGATAAGGCAGGATTTAAACATATTTATGACGAGTGGCCTAATAGTGATTTTACAAAATTAAAAGAAAGCAAAGATACAGTAGCAACATATAAAGAACTATTTAAGACAAAAGAAACTATCGGTGGTATTAGACGGAAAATAGATGTAAGAATATTAGATAGACATTACGGAAATAACAGAAGTGAGCAAACTGGCCTAACGCTAAAAGAAAATTTTGAAGATGAGGGTATAGATTTTATTGACTCTTATAATTGCGATAATGAAGTTGAAACAGGAATACAAAAGGTTAAAGACGATTTGGGGTATGATAAAAAACAACCAATAAGTGCTACTAACAGACCGAAGATAATAATATCACCACATTGCACTAATACAATTAGGTCTTTAGAAAAATGGTGTAGAAATCATTTAGGGCGTGGAAAGGATGACCATTGGAAAGACTTTTGCGACCTTGTTAGGTATTACTGTGTTTATCACCCAGATACATTTACAGTTCAAAGACCACACAAGAAATCAGATAACTATAATACAAGCGACCCATTTAATCAGAGGTAATATGAATAACACTAAGAGAACAGAAATAAGAAGAACAGTAGCACAATATGAAGACTGTATAGAAAAAAACTGATAAAGAGATTAATAGATTAAAAAAAAGTTTAAATGGAATGAAAAGAAAACAATCAAGTCTTATTAAGAAAATAGCAGAAGGAGACTTGACAAACCAATATAAATATGGTAGGATAAACTAATGGCAGATAGAGAAGAAGAATTAACCAAAAGATTAAAAGAATTAGAAACAGATGAGAAAAACAAAAAAGACACAGCGAGAAACACCCAAGTTTTCTCAGATTTGAAAGCCACATTAAAAAAATATTATGAAATCTCTAAAGAGTGGCGTAAAACTTCCCACGAACCTAACTGGGATGAATACCACAGAAACTACCGAAGTATCTACGACCCAGAAGATTTAGTTAAGAAAGAAAAATGGCAGATTAAAATGTTCGTGCCATTGACTATTAAACACGTACAAAGAGTTGTTGCTCAGATATATAAAACAATACTAGGATTGAAACCTCATTTTGAAATGGAAGTTAAACCTGGTGGAGATGAAGAACAAGCATCAATGATTAAAGATTTAATGATGCACTATATAGACAAGAGTGGATTTAAACTTAAATACAATGACCAAATAACTCAATGTGGAATTTACGGTAATGGTTTTTCAAAAGCTTATTGGAGTACGATAAAAGAAAAAAGAATTATTCGTGAGCCAGTTAGAAAAAAAATTCCTGTTCAAGAAATGCTTTATAAATTAATTACTACAGGAAAATTGCCAAAGGTTGTAGACTACGAAGAAAAAGAAAAGATAGTAGAAACTTTTAATGGCATACAATTTGATTGGGTAGATATTCACGATATGTTCCTTGACCCCAATAACCTTGACTCTTGGAAGTTCCAAAGAAGTAAAATTAAATATGGTGATTTAGTCAAGGGTGTAAAATTAGGATATTATTATAAAGATGCTGTAGCAAGATTAAAAAAAGTAGTAGAGAAAGAAAACAATGAAGATGACAAGAGAGAAGAAAGACAAGATTTACTTGAGACAGAGTTAGATGTTGAAAGAGTTGATTTTGAAAAGTCTCACACGATATTAGAATTTTGGGGCAGACTACCAAGAAAATATATCTACTGGTGGAAAACATTTAAGGAAGAAGAAGGAAATGAGATTATCCCTGCCAAATGTTTAATGACAGAAGATGGAAATGAAGTAATAAACATAGAAGAAAATAGTTTCTATGATGGTGGTGATATATTCAATAAAATGGGTTATATTAATGTTCCAGGAAAACATTATGATATTGGCATCTGTGAATTACTTGCTCAAATACAAAAAGAACATAACGCTTTAAGAAATCAAAGAGTAGATAATGGCACATTGAAAATGAATACTATGTTAGCTGTTAAGGAAAACTCTTTTGTAGATAAGGATGATTTAGTATCTAAACCAGGTGGAATGGTTAGAATATCTATGCCTCGTGGAGTAGATGATATTAGAAAAGTGTTTCAGAAAATTGATATGGGTTATACTGCTCCTGCCGATTTCCAAGAGACATTAGAATTAGAAAAAGAAGCCCAAGAAGTTACAGGTGTATCTAAAGTTACAATGGGTAGTGGTGGACAGTTTGCAAAAGACACTAATCAAACTGCTCGTGGTATGCAGATGTTAAAGCAGTCTTCACTTGAACTTATTAACTATTATACCTCTCTTATGGAACTATCATCTTTCATAGAGATTTTAAGATTGTTCTATATGTTGATTTACCAAAACATTTCAATGGATGATATTAAGAATATTCTCGGCCCTGAACGAGCATTGAAGTTTGACCTATTGCCGATAGAAGAAGTAGAAAAGTTCTATAAGTTTAAACCTACTGGCACATTTACAATGGAAAATAGACAACAGAAAGCACAAGACTATATATCATTTCAAGAAATGCACCAACAGTCTCCTTATATTAATCACCCTAAATTATCACTTGAAATAGGAAAGTTAATGAAGATAGATGGTATAGAAGAAATAGTACAGATGCCCGAAGGTGGTGGACAACCTGGTGGATTACAAGCTAATACTGGGCAGGCTAACCCTGCCTTAAAACCACCCTCAAGTTCATCTAATGAAGTAGGGCCTATGGCTCAATCTTTGGAGAGTCCGTTATAATGGATAATATTAACGAAGAACAGAAAAAGCAACTATATAGAGCAAGGTGTATAAACTCTATAAACAAAACAGAAGGGTGGCAGGCGTTACTTGATATAATAGAAGATATAAAGAAAGAAGATTACGAAAAATATTTACATCTTACATCACAAGAATTAACCACAAGAAAAGGCCTAAGTATAAAAGGCAGACAAAACAGTTTTATTAAGTTGTTTGAAAAATTTGAAGATTTAGAGACAGTCTCACAAAGACACTCTAAGCAAGGATAACCCCAGGGCCCTTGTAATTGAATGGCCTCGAAAGAGATAACCAGAAGGAGTAGTTAATATGGCAGATAATGGACTAGATGGTACACACGTTAATACCGACTTCTCAGTCGAAAAACATGACGATAGCTTAGATAATCTATCAACACAGGACTTAGAGAATATGGTAAAAGCAGAGGAAGCGAAGGTTGCCGAAGCTGCGAAAACACCTGCACCTGAAATGACAGAACCTACAATTAACCCAGTGGAAACCAAGAAAGAAGTTGAGGCTCCCATAGAGGAACAACCTAAAACTGAAATTCCTGCTAAATTCCAAAAAACGGATGGTTCGTTGGATGAGGAAAAATTAGAGAAGGCTAATGTTTCATTAGATGAAGTCTTGAAAAAGGAACGAGAGTTCACTCAAGCAAGACAGGCTAATAAAGCACCACAGACACAAGAAGAAGCAAATCAGTTCGCATCATTTGAGGACAAAGTAAGACAAGACTATGACACTGACCCAGTAGGTACTATGCTTAGATTGAATAACGCTGCTGTAGCTAACGCTGCAAATGTAAATCAAGCTGAGATAAACGACCTTAAAACTAGGTTAAATATGGCAACTTTTGTTCAGAATAATGATATAACTGAAGAAGCTTTTAAAGGTGCTAATGAAATAAGAACTGAAAGGCCACATTTAACTCTACAAGACGCTTTAGATATTTACAAGGGAAAAAGCACGGAGTTGGTCAAGGCACAACCAAAACCCAAGGCACCGATACTGCCTGGTAATGCTCCCTCTGCTCCCTCAACGACACCATCCACTATTAATCTCAAAAACTTTAAATCTGCTATCAAGGGAAAATCTGAAGAAGAAATATTGGAGATTATGGAAAAGGTATTACCTCATCAATAACGCAGTGCCAAAGTAAAGGTGAAATAAACTATGGCTGATGTATTAGCAACAACTAGTACCTTAGATAATCTCGTACCTGAGTATTATTCTAGGATATTCTTAAAAAGGTTACTTCCTAAGTCTCGTTATTACCAGTTCGCCATGAAGACTGCACTTCCAGCAGGAGAGGGTAAAACCATCTATTGGAACTCGTGGACTAACATGACGCCTGTAACAGGTTCACTTAGTGAAGGAACAAACAATGACCTAGTAGCGATGTCTTCTCGTAGAGTTAGTGCCACTATAGCCGAGTATGGTAGAGGTGTAAAACCCTCTGAATTAGTGGAACTTGCTGCGATTAACAGCACCGTTATGGGAGCAGTTGATATTCTTAGTGATTGTGGCAAAAGGTCGTTAGACAAAGTTATTCAGTTAGGTATCTTCAAGAGTGATTTAGTTCAAAACTCTGGGACGCATATTCTATCTGCGTATATGTCTG